CAAGCCTCATAGCCCTACTCACCCTCGGCACAGGCATCGCCTACGCCCAAACCCCCAACAACACCCCACCCCAAGACCTTGCGCCCCTCACAGGCGTTCCTAGAGGCCTCAGAGAGCCTTCTAGCCCTACCCAACCACCCCTCCCGAAAGGGGTTCCGGCAGACGAAACCAAGCGTTGCCCACAATGGGAACCGCTCATCGCCGAATACGGTCTGCCTGTCGAAGCATTCTCGTACATCGCATGGCGCGAGTCTCGATGTCTTGAACGAGCTTGGAACCGCACTCTCAACCGTGATGGCTCACAAGACCGAGGACTAGTTCAGATCAACTCCACCTGGAAGACCGTCACAGCGAACGCTTGTGGCACCCCATACGGAAAGATGAACGTGCTCTTCAATCCTCGCTGCAACCTTGCTGTCGCCAAATACCTATATGAGAACGGTGGTTTGAGGCATTGGAGTTTGTGACCATCCACCACTTGTGGACAGGTATGCCCTAAGGTCGAAGACAACCCGTAAGGAGGGCAACATGGAAAACCCAAACCGCAACAAGCTCATCATGCTCGGAGCCGCAGTAGTTCTACTGTGGGGCTGGGCAATACTCCCACCAGCAGAAGACATCCCAGACCAAGTAAAAACCGAGTTCGACTGGGTGCTATTCGGCCTCATGAACCTCGTCGCAGTCGTGTTCGCACACATCTGGATCAGCGCACCAGCACGGGAACAGAAGCGTCGTGAGCAGTATCGGATGCGACGCGAGTTGAAGGCTGCGAAGCGTCGCCACCCAACCGCCCGATGAACGTCCACATTGTTGATCTGTGGTCGGAGGGCGATCAGGTATTCAGACCGAACAAACCCGCCTGGCATGACCTAGCGGAATGTCACGGTCGGCATCACCTGTTCTTCTCCGACCGCCGAGACGACATCATCGAAGCCAAACAACTCTGCCAATACTGTCCAGTCAGACAAACCTGCCTCGATTATGCGATAGCAGGTGACGAGCATGGCATCTGGGGTGGTCTGACTACGATGGAACGCCAACGCTACGTTCAAGCAAGGAGCCACAAATGACATCCCCTCAGAAACGCAAAGGTTCCGCAGCTGAACTCGCTGTGGCCAAATGGTTGAAAGAGTGGGGTTGGGTGAATGCTGAGCGTTCCCGTGCCGGATGGCAAGACGACCGAGGCGACATCGAAGGCGTCCCAGGTGTCTGCATCGAAGTCAAAAACCAGAAACAGTTCGACATTCCAGGCTGGTTGGAGGAGTTGCGTGTGGAGATGGAGAACGCTGACGCTTGGACTGGCACCCTTATTGTGAAGCGTCGCGGGTCAATGGATGTCGATGAATGGTACGCAATCATGCCTGCTTGGGTATGGGCGACTCTGCTTGCCGCGATTGACTTCGGTGACAACCCCGAGACACCCCTAGGGAATGCTTGACATGCGCTGAAAAGCGAGTAAGGTTCCTACTCCCAAGATTCCCAAGCCATAAGGAGGCCTGCGAAACATGACAACCGACGACTTCAACATCGAAGAAGCCCCGAAAGACCGATGGGGCAGATACAAGATTGAGCGACCAGACGGCAAGACCGTCGGCTACACCCGAGTCACCACCATCGCCAAAACGTTGAGCGACACCGCATCGCTCGCCGACTGGAAAGTACGCATGGCCTTGACCGGCGTCGTACAACGCCCAGACCTGTTAGCACAAGCATCAACAGCGATCAGCGACCGCGACAAACTCAACCGCATCGCCAACGAATGCATCGATGCTGCCGGTGCGTACAGTCGAGCCAACCTCGGCACCGCACTCCATGCCATCACCCAGCAGATTGACCTCGGGCTGAAGCCACAAATCTTGCCAGGGTTACAGGAAGACATCGAGACGTATCGCATCGCGACACAGGCGTATGGGATTGAGATGCTGTCCGACTTCATTGAAGTCCTGCTCATCCACGATGATCTGGAATACGCCGGTACCGCCGACCGCATCGTCAAAACCATGAGCGGAGAACTCGTCATCTTCGACCTGAAGACTGGCACCTCACTCGATTACGCGCACGGCGAAATCAGCATCCAGTTGGCTGCCTATGCGAACGCTCAATGGGTGTACGACTGGAAGACCGGCACACGAACCCCCATGCCCGACATCAACAAGACGAAAGGCATCATCTGTCACCTCCCAGCAGGCGAAGGACGCTGCGACTTCTACGAAGTCAACATCGAAGCAGGACTCGAAGCACTCCACCAGTCGCTCGCAGTACGCGGCTGGCGCAAGCGCAAAGACCTGTTCAAGCCATACAAGTTCTCCGAAGAGAAGCGGAGGGTTGTCGAGCCTGCGGAAAGTCCGATTCCGCAGGCCGACATCACCGCCCGACGCATTTGGCTCACTAACCGCATCGTCGCACTTCCTAATGAAGCACAAGCGACGGTTCGGCTCTATTGGCCGCAAGACACCCCCCGCATCGGGGAAGCAGACATGGAGGCACTCACCCGCATCGTCAAAATCGTCGAACAAGTCGAAGCCGAAATCGACCACCCATTCGGCGAAACCGACCCAACCCTCCCCAAGAAGAAGCGTCGTGCGAGCGACACGTTCGAGGATGCGATGAGCGGGGCAGAAAATGATTGACCTACCCGAGCACTCCTTCGGCGACAATATCTGTCCCGATGAAGCACTCTGGCGAATACGCAAAATCTCTGATGTGCTTGACGGAGAATCAAAAGACTTCTTCGCCACAATCTCCGAACACCTTGACATGAATGCCCCTATGTTGAAAGGCATGTCATGGGAAGAATGGTCTGACGCCGCGATGGTGCGGATGGGTGTCCTTGTTCGGATCGTGCTCAATGGGAGGATCGGATGACCGTCATCGATGACTTCGAGGGGCAGATGATGGATCAAGACCCAGCCGACATCGCCTCCGTGAACGCGCTAAAAGAACAAATCGCACAACTCCGAAACACACAACGCTCCCAATTCCACACAGCTCTGCAATACGCGGAGCAGGGTGGCTGTGGGTTCGGTTCGGAAATCAACTCGCGTCGAAGGTTCGAGATCGCCAGAGGTATCTACTGGCTCATCACCTCAAACCAGTTCGACACCGACCTGATTCGTGACCTTGCGGGGTTCGCATCAGGAAACACATACAGCAAGGTCGCAGACGGCCTCGCCAACATGAACGCGAAAGAAGCGACACGGTTCGCTGAAGCTTGCTTCATGTTGAGCGTGAACGCCTACGACCTCACGTATGACCCGCAAACCAGCAAGTTCCACATACATCCCAAACCCTCTGAAGGAGGCATGCAATGACTGACGTATTCATGAGCGAAGGCGGGAGCAAATATCCTGCCCTCAAGTTCGAGAACGTCAACGATACCCACACCGGGCGTGTCGTCGAAGTGAAGAAACTCGAAGACCGTGACCCAGACGGCAACGTCAAGACCTGGCCGAACGGGGACACCCGATTCGTGTTCGTGTTCACCGTCGAAAACAACGGCGAGTTCGGCAACATCTGGGCACGAGGCAACATGGTGAAGGCCATCCGTGAAGCAGCCCAGGCTGCGGGTCTGTCCACCATGATTGGAGCCAACCTGACCGTCAAGTATTCCGGTGACGGCGAAAAGAAGAAGGGATTCAACGCACCGAAGCTCTACAAGGCTAAGGTCGAGGCACCCAAGCCACAGGACGCATCCGTCGAACTGTGGTGAAATCGTGACAGGCAGGTGGCACCTCCCCATCCCCCCGATGCGCCACCTGCCTGTTACACCCCCACCCAACTAGGAGACCAAGTGACGATCAACGACCTAAGGAACACCATCAAGTTCCTGCAAAGACTCGTCGTAGGACAGTCTGAACAAGACACATTCTTCAAGACCCTCAAAGCATTGGAAACAGAACTACAAAGGAGAACCAAGAAATGACATACGACCCCGAAATGCTCCACCAACTCAACGTGGAGAACCAGTTACGCATCAGCGAACTCTCAACCGCACTCGAACGAGTCACCGCTGAGCGCGACCAGCTCAGCCAAGCCCTCCTCAGCGCAGTCGCACAGTTGGAGGAAACCAAGACGATGCTGACACAACTCAAGTCCGACATCTCACGCCTGCAAGTGCTTATCGCAACCGGAGGTGAGTTGTGAGAATCGAAGTAGCAGCAGCATTCGTATTCGGACTCGCAATCGTCCTCATCATCCTGGCGTCCTAACATGAACATCCTCGAAGAAGCAGACTTCCTCATCAACGGCCAACGCCAAGACGACTACGGACACCCGCTCGACGACTTCAGTCGCACTGCCAAAATTTGGTCAGCCATCATCGGCATCCCAATCACCGCCGAACAGGTCGCCCTTTGCATGGTTGGCGTCAAGATCAGTCGTGAATGCAACATGCATAAAGAAGACAACCTGATCGACGCAGCCGGATACCTCGGCACCTTGCAGATGTTGATTGAAGAACAGGAACGGAGGGACAACCTGTGACCCACGCCGTCGTCTGCCTCAAATGCCAACACCTCGTCAAACACAACCCTCGACAACTCGAAGGATGCCGATGCGACCCCGACGCACCAACCTGGATCGCCATCACCCAAGACGGCCGACTCCTCACCATGAGCCACGCCAACTACGCTGAACTCTCCGATGAGTAACGGACAACGCCAACCCTGCCCATGC